CCGTAGCGATGTGGCATCACGGATTCAAGATGACAAGACTGTATCGGTTGGCAAATGGGCAGAAGTCATGGTGAAGAAAAAAGACCCCGACACCAAGCCACCCAAGGAGCCGAAGAAGCCCACGGGGCCGAGGAAATGGCCTTGGATCGAGATCCAGGCGGAGTGGATAATCTCTGACGCTGCCCTCTACCCGACGAAGGAAAAGTTTTTCGCGGCTCTACACGCGAACATTCCCGGCAGGGCGTGGAAAGTGGCGACGGTCGGGTGGACGGAACTCAGAGATAATTACCGGCAAAAAGTTATGGATGGTGCCATCGCCAGGCACCGAAAACGTTCAGAGGACTTGGTAAGCCGGCATATTCAAATGGGCGGTATCGCGTCCGCGGCCGCCTTCGACGATCTTCTGGAGAAAGTGAAGAACCCCGAGACTGGCGCCACGTCATGGAAGGTCAGGAAAGGCGTGAGGGCGAAGGAGATTGTCCGTCTATTCGAGGCCGGCGCCCACATCGAGCTCTCCGCGATCGGGGCCAGCAGGAAGGAGATTGGCGAAACCGAGGTAAAGATTACCAAGTCCGGGCCAGTGGTCCCGGGACAGCAGGGCCCACAAGTCATCATCCAGATCCCTTCGAACGGACGGGAGCGGCGTGAATAGCAAGACCTTCATCAAACCCCAGCCCGGTCCCCAGCGAGCGTTCCTGTCCACGCCGGCCGACATCGCCATCTATGGCGGTAGCGCGGGATCCGGGAAGTCATTCGGCCTGCTGCTGGAGCCCCTCCGTCACTACCGCAACCCCAGGTTCGGCGCCGTCATCTTCAGGAGGAACACGGTCCAGGTCAGAAACGAGGGCGGGCTCTGGGATGAATCAGTGACGCTCTATTCCCAGGTGGGAGCGGATCCCCACGAGAGCGTCCTGGAATGGACGTTCCCGGCCGGCGGCCGCGTCAAGTTCAGTCACCTGGAGCATGAGAAAACCGTCTACGACTGGCAGGGCAGCCAGATCCCCATGATCGGGTTCGATGAAATCACCCATTTCACGGCCAAACAGTTCTGGTATATGCTCTCCCGCAACCGCTCCGATTCCGGCGTCCCCGGCTATATCCGGGCCACCTGCAATCCCGACCCAGATTCGTTCGTGCGGCCGCTCATCGACTGGTGGATCGGGGAGGACGGCTACCCCATCAAGGCGCGGTCGGGAGTCATCCGCTGGTTCGTCCGGCTCAACAATGAGCTGATATGGGCCGATTCTGAGGCCGAGCTATTCAAGAAGTTCGGCAAGGGGCCGGAGATCCAGCCCAAGTCCCTGACCTTCATCCCGGCCAAGCTCCAGGACAATAAGATCCTCATGGCAAAAGACCCGTCATACCTGGCGAACCTGCTGGCGCTCTCCCACGTCGACAGGATGAGGCTCCTTGACGGGAACTGGAACATCAGGCCCAGCGGAGGTCTCGTGTTCCAGATGGGGTGGTTCCCGGTAGTGGACGCAATTCCTTCCGGGTGGAAGCAGGTGATACGGTACTGGGATCGAGGCGCGACCGCGCCGTCCGCCGAAAACCCTGACCCTGACTGGACGAGAGGCGTCAAGGTCTACCAGTACCATGACGGCACCTTCATCGTGGCCGACCTCCGCTCCATGCGCGACACCCCGGGCAAGATCGAGGGCTTTATCAAAAACGTTGCCTCATTCGACGGGGTGGGTGTTAGAATCATGGCACAGCAGGATCCGGGGAGCGCCGGCGTGTCGGAGGCAGAACATTTCGTGAGGATGCTCGGCGGCTTCGATGTCAAGGTCGAGACGGCGATGCGGGACAAGTTCACGAGGGCGAAGCCGGTGTCGGCCCAGGCTGAGGCGGGGAACATCAGGATCCTCCGCGCCGGGTGGAACAATGAGTTCTTCAACGAACTGGAAAATTTCACGGACGATCCGGGCGAATACGCCCACGACGACATCGTCGACGCCCTCTCGGGGGCTTTCAACGTCCTCGCCGGATCGGGCCGGTCATCCTTCGACGTGACGGATAGACTGGCGGGAGCCACGCGGTGAAAAAAAAACAGAGTAGGTTCGACAAAGCCGTTCAGCTCGACATGATCAAGAACACGATGTCATACCCCTCCCAGTTCAGCTTCTCCAGCTACCCCCAGACCCAGAGCCTCACCGGCCAGCAGATGCTTTCCCAGGCCGACACCATCTTCAACAACCTCCGATTCTACCTCGTCTCGAACTTCCGCCAGATCCTCTCCCAGGCATACGTCGAGATCGGGCTGGTGCGGACTGTCTGCGATATCCCGGTGGACGACGCCCTCCGTGGCGGGGTGGAGATCAAGTCCAAGCAGCTCGATGAAACCCAGATCGAGGAGCTACTGACCTCGATCGAACGCGATGACGACCTCCAGATCGCCGGCCAGGCCGCGAAGTGGAACCGCCTGTTCGGTGGCGCCGGCATCCTCATCCTCACCGACCAGGATCCTGAGCTACCCCTGGACATTCACGCCATCGGGCCCGACGAGAAGCTGGAGTTCCGAGCCGTCGATATGTGGGAACTGTTCTGGGACAAGCAGAGCGCCGACGGCTACACCGAGGGCTTCCAGGACCACGAGACCGAGTTCTTCAGCTTCTACGGCGAGCAGGTCCACAAGAGCCGGGTGGTGAAGATCAAGGGCCAGGAGGCGCCGTCGTTCATCCGGCCGCGGCTCCGGGGCTGGGGGACGTCGGTGGTGGAGCTGCTGGTTCGATCCGTGAACCAGTACCTGAAGTCCAGCAATATCTCGTTCGAGGTCCTGGACGAGTTCAAGCTCGACATCTTCCGCTTCAAGAACCTCGTCGACACCCTCCTCATGCCAGGTGGCGAGGAGAAGGTCCGGCAACGGACATGGGTGGCGAACCAGCAGAAGAACTTCCAACACGCCCTCATCCTCGACCTGGAGGACGAGTACGACCACAAGCAGTTATCATTCGCCGGTCTCGGGGAAGTGATGAAGGAGATCAGGATCCAGGTCGCCGCCGACATGAGGTTCCCGCTGACGAAGCTGTTCGGGATCTCCGCGGCCGGGTTCAATTCCGGCCAGGACGACATCGAGGTCTACAACGGCATGGTGGAGGGCGAGGTCAGGAACAAGATCAAGAAGGCCGTGGTGAAGATGCTGGAGATCAAGTGCCAGCAGATGTTCGGCTTCATCCCCGACGATCTCAAGGTCTCGTTCAAACCGCTTCGGATTCTGACGGCGGTGGACGAGGAAGGCGTGAAGACCCAGAAGTTCGCCCGGCTCCAGCAGGCGAAGACGGCCGGCGACATCGACGACGTGGAATACCGCGAGGCCATCAACAAGGGCAACCTCATGGATATTAGCCTCGACGTAAACAAGCAGGTGATCGGGCCCCAGGACCTCATGGCCGGCATGGCCGGGATGGGGGGGGCACCAGTACCGCCCGGCGCTCCTCAACCTGGCAAGGACGGCGTCGTGATGCAAGGAATGAAGACCCCGGCGGCTCCGGGGATGAAGAAGCCACCTACTACGGCAGCGAACCCGCCTCCAGCGGCCAAGGAAGCAAAAACGCCTCCCAAGGTGTAGGAGCCCAGACATGAGAAATGAACCCTCAGAAAACCTCAGGACCGGGATCTCGAAGTACGGCTCCGCCCAGAACGCGAACTGGGTTGAAACACGTCAAGAGCGTCAGGGATCAAATCGTAGGAACCCAGACCTAAATTAACTCCAGGAGGGCAGCATGACGGACGGTTCGAGCTTGTTCAGGCCAGGCGTGACGTTGAAGCAGGTGGAGAAGGAGTTCGTCCTCGGCGCGTATCAGTTCTTCCACGGCAACAAGACCGCAACCGCGAGCGCACTCGGTGTCAGTGTCCGCACCATCGACAATAAGCTGGAACGATACGAGAAGGACGACGCCTCAGCTCACGCGCTGGCCGAGAAGGCTCGCGTGGACCGCATCGCCTTCGCCGCCCGGGCCCGGGGGTCGGTGGTGAAAACCTCCGACGGCTTCGACACCCTGGCCCCGGTGCCGTCGGTCCCGGCTCCCGGCCCGGTGACGGCCGCCGCGATCCGCGTGACGCCGCCGTCTCTCCCTCCCCCTCCGCCGCCGCCTCCTCCTCCCCCCCCGCCGGCCCCGGTGAAGAAGAAGGTGGTGCCGAAGCCCCTCCCAGTCCCGAAGGTGGCTCGTGCGAAACGATGACGTCACCGAGCTCAAGCCCATCAGGGAGCCACGGAAAGCGATCGAGAAAATCGAGGACATCATCCGTGACACGCTGAAGCGAGAGCTCTACGTCCCCAT